ATTACATACAGGGCACTTAAAAGTGCCTTTATATCTACCATCTATCTTGCCTAATTTTTCTATTAAATCCATCTGAACTCCTTAATCAATTTTAAGAAGTATATCAGATAGGATTTAATTTGTTAAATAGCGTGTACTACGCTATAGGGGCTGTACAAGCGATCTGCATAATTCTTTCGGCCTTATAGATCAAAGTACCGAAGAACCATGAGATACTCATACTACCATTTTTACCGAATGGGTCATTATGTGCATCAGCTTTAGGCATTGCAGTTTTAATTTTAGCAGAGTCACCTTCGAAACCAACAGTTGCGAATGAGTCAGAACCAACAAATAATACTGGGAATACATCAAATGACTCAGTACCACCATTAACAGCAGTTGCATGGTAACCAGCAGTATTAGCAGTTGTAGTTGTAGCTGCACCATCGGCTGCACCAGCACCACGATATTTTTGCATATTATCAACTTCAATAAAACGGAATCTACCAATTTTACCGATCTCACCTTCAGCAGTCATTGCAGCATCTGCATATTGTTCTACAGGGACCCATACATTAACACCATTATGTTGCATATCTTCTAACATAGGAGTTAATTCTTGACCAACATAAACATAGTAAGCTTTACCAACTACTTTAGTGTCAATTTTATTTGAACCAGTAATAATTTTAGTATCACGAGGTACTAACAATCTTTTAAGTTCTTGTTCCATAAGACGTAAGTCAGCGAATGTCAACACAGAAGTTTGGTTAAGGTTACCAAGTACAGACTCTTCAGTACCAGCAAATGAACGGTTAAGCTCAGAAGCTGCTAACAAGTCAGATTGAACTTGTGCTTCATAGATATCACCCTTAGCTTCACCAAGTGCTTTAGTTTTTTGAGCAAGAACACCTACTCTAGAATCCATATCAATAGCACGTTGAGTGAATTTCATGTGTAATCCAAACTCAGAAACATTACCACGTACAGTTACTGAACGAGTATTTACAGCATTAACATTACCACCTTCTTCAGAAAGTGCAGGGAAAGTATTAGCAACAACAGCATAATCAGCATCACCACCATAAAGTGTACCTGTACCATTTTTAACATTTGAAGGAAGGTTACCCTCAGCAGCAGCTAAAGCAGCATCATAAGCTAACTTAGAACCAGGAACAACTTTACCAGATTCTGCATTAACAGCATCTCCAGCATCAGCAGCATAGTCAATAGCAGCAAATGTACCAACTAATGAACCAGCAGTAGTATATGCATAAAATACATTATTAACAATTGTAGCAGTTGTAGCATCAATACCACCATCAATACGGTTAAGTTCATGTAAAATTGGAAGTTGACGTTCTTTAACAATTTCATCACCATAATGTTTAGGCTGAGTTAAACGATCACCAAGTTGAGTAAACACACGTTTCTTAGCTGCTTCAACAATAGCACCTTTCGACCAGAAGTGGTCATTATATTGTTCATCAATACCAGTTGATGTAAGTTTACCACTATTAAATTTAGAAGTATTTGTAGCCATTTTTAATTACCTTTTAAGTATAGTATATTGCTTTAGGGGAAGAGGAGCTATCCTCTACCGCCTGACATTAAGAAGTCTAAGTGAGCTTCTAGCTCACTACCTTCCAACTCCATAGGATCGAATTTAGCCTTAGGTTTAGACCTAGGTTTCTTCTTACTCATGGATGCAGCTCTTTTACGTTTTTGAATTATATTAGCTTCACGCTTAGCAGCCTTTTCCTTGTATTCCTCTTCTCTACGTGCTTTAACTATTTTATCTTTTTCAGATTTAACAGCTTTAGCTCTAGAAGGGGCAGGAGCAGGAGTGCTTTCTTGAACTTCAGGAGTCCTATTAGCGTTTTCCTTTTGTAACTCAATAACCGCTGTACGGTATTTATCAATGGTTCTCATATTATTGAATGAGCCATTATAATCTAATCTACTCATTTCAGATATTTTATCCTGGACCATATCATATGCTCCAGTTTCCATGTGATTGAGCAAATCATTACGCACAGCTTCGTTACTAACAAATTCCTGGAAACTCTCTGGGTCCCATTCATTACCAATAACCTGTCTAACACGATCTTCAACACCCATACTTTTAGCTCTATCAAGTGTATCCTCTATAACTAGAGTCTCTTGGCTAGCTGTTGCAGGTGTTGCTGTATACTCAATTTCATCCATATCAAGATCCATAGGATCTAAATTCAAGGATTTTAAATGAGCTTTAATCGCTTCCTTATCACCATCAATAAGGTTCATTGCTAAGTCAAACTTAGCAGGATCGTCTAGCATACCCCTATCTTTCAAAGGAGCCATATATGGACGATACTTTTTAAAGCCAGCCATCTTCTCAGCAAACCCACCAGCCATTTGTTGTGACTGAATAATCTTTTGAGGGTCGGCAAACCCTTTAACTTTCTTACCATTAACAGTAAATTCTGTATTTACTACAGAGTCATAGAATTTCTTATAGTCGATTTTATCAGTTGTCTCGGAGTCATCACCGTCGTTATCTTCCTCTGTTTCTGTATCATCTTCTGATTCTTCATCAGTGTCTCCATCAACTTCCAATTCAGCCTCATCGTCTGGGGCATCATCTTCGTCTTCAGTATCACCGCCTTCTTCATCTGAACTATCGTCTTCTACTAGAGTGTCTTCTTCCTCATCTTCATCAGCATCTTCTAAGTCTTCATCAAGATCACCGTCGTAATCTTCATCAAGTTCCTCGTCAGACTCTAACTCATCTTCTTGGTCTGTGTCCTCTTCGTCTTCACTATCTTCTTCATCAAAGTCTTCAGTATCTTCTACATCATCTTCAACACTTTCCTCAAGTTCTTCCTGAGATTCATCAAATGTTCCATGAAGCATTGAATCAAATACATCAGCATCAAATTCTACTTCTTCATTATTAACTGTATCACTCATATTATTCTCCACTTCTGCCATATTCTGCAGTTACTCTAGCTCGTTCATCTTCTTCTCTAGCTATATTAAGAGGAGCTTGTTCGGCTTCAATCATTACAGTACCCTTATTACCAGGAGTACCAACAAACCTTTTAAAGTGATTAATACCAGCCAATATGACTTGTACTTCATCAGCCTCTATAGTACTTTGACTATATGGATTTGTTAATGTATCAAATAACTTCTTAGACTCAGTTTCAAAATAACCATCAAGTATTACACGTTGAAATCTCTCATCAGCCATTAAGCTTTTAAGATCCTTCCCCAATTCAATTAATTTATTTTGCTCAGCTATATACTTTTCTATAGCTTTCAGTGTCTCACTTAAGTTGTCATTATATGACATTGCTTAATCCTTTAAAAAGGTTGCACTATGTGCATTGCCCATATACTAGCTTTTAACCACTTCCTTGTCTGGTGGATATTGAGGGAATTATAATCAGGTTACCCTTAAACTTAGCTTAATTAACGAGGAACAAGTCCTTGTTGTTGGGCTTGTAACTGATTATACTGTTGCTCTGTTCCCTGCTGCTTCTGCTGAATATACTGCATACCAGCCTGCACAATTCTTGGATCAGCCCCTTGTTTAACCAAATCATTAGGATTAGCACCTTGTATTAAGGCACTAGTTACTTGATCTAACTGTAACTTATCTTGTTCAGCTTGCTGCTGATTCTGTACTTGCTGTCCTACAGCACCAAGACCTTGAATAATATTTGTCTCAGCTTGTGCTTTACCTGCCTGTGCCCCAGCTTGAGCTGCTTGGGCTAACTTCATCTGAGCTTCTCCAGTTAACTGTTGGTTAGCTTGCAGTAGAGCCTCATTAGGTCTAACATAGGGATTAGTATTACCTTGCACTTGTTGAGGTGCTAGAGGGGCTCCTAGACCTTGTTGCTGAAGACCCGGATGTATTGGTTGTCCATTCATTAGTATTCCTTATTTATTTGAGTGTAATTGTACCATAATTATTTTATTTATGCTCCCAAGATTGACATACACGTAAATTACGTGCATACTTTTCATCTAGATATGCAGTCAAATCATAATTAATTAATTCTGTATTACCAGAAAACAGTAACGGTTTGCCGGTATATTTGAATTCTTTAAATCTTTCTAATACATCTCTTTCTGCATTATAGCATTTATTACCATCTTCAAATACATATTCTCTAATTATAATCACCTTATCTAAATCTTTTTTTGAATAACGAGAACTTACACTTCTATTTGTTATCCTATCTTTTGTGTGTTAAATTCATCCTTGAATTGTAAAAGATATAATATGCCTAATTCATCCTTTTTAAACCCAGTGATAGAACAACCAGGACAACCAGAACCTTGCAGATGCGTTGCTGCTTGTTGTGAAAATTCTCCATGTTCATGACATACAATTATACCATTATTATGAGAACCAGTATATACGAATTTAGAATAATCATATATACTGCCATGAACACTGTCAGCTTCTTCTATGAATTGTTTAGTGGTTTTTGTACTATTCTTTGCTTTCTTGATTCTTCCACATGCATAGCATTCGTCACCACGCAAATGCCCGCTAGGAGCCTGCTCAAAATCCCCATGTATTGGACAAGTAATAGTTAATTTTGTATAGTGGTCAGTATATACTGCATTTTCATAACTATACTTATTTGAGTGTACTCCATTAGCTTTTTCAATGAATGATGTAATATTTCCCATTCTTGCTTTCTTTACAACCAGTTTACCGCACTCTGAACATCCAGAACCTCTTTTATGATGCTCTATTCTTTGGATAAATGGTCCATGTTGTTTACATATGAACTCTATTTTTTCTTTACAGTTACTATACTCTAAAGATGGATATATGTATAATTCTGGTCTATATGAATCACCTAAATAATCAATTAAGTTTTTCATTCATAATCACTGTCTTTATGTATCCAGGCCTGGCACACCCTGAGGTTGTGGCAGACGAAGTCAAACTTTTCGCACCATACTCTTCCTCCTCCATCAGCATCAAATTTTGTAAAGGGGTACTTGCTCATAGCTTTTAAGTCCTCAGGATCAGTTTCTCCGTACTCACAATTACCACAATTACGATAACGTCCTTCTTGCTCAGATACAGCCCACTTAATAGCTGTACCTTTCCAGAAGGCTTTAT